TTCTCTCTGTCGTAGTCTATAGTAATCCCAAGGTAGTCTTGAGTGCCTGTCTTATACTGCATCTTGATTGTCCAACAAAAACTTCATTAATCGTTCCTCGTACCAACGTGCTTTGCGTAGGTCTTCAAAGGGCTTGCTCTTGTATCTGAATCTCCACATATACTTGAGTGCATTGCCCCTGAGATAACCTATGTACTCATCCCTAGACAGCATAGCTTCTATAGCTTCTATGCACTCTATGCCGCCATTGTTGTAGTGAGGTGGGTTGTCCACCATGTCGGGCTTACCAAAGACAGGATGCTCATTTGGCGCATCATCTTGGTCATCATCGTGCCACTGAACTTGGTACTTGTACTTCTTGTTGATTCTAGTCCATGCGTCCGGGCTTTCATCATCAATGCTCATCTTCTTCGTCTGTGTCTGGTCTTGCGTCATCTTGTAGTTCTTCCTCAAATTGTTCTAGGCGGTTAATTAACTTGTCTTCAAACCTGTCCAGTAGTTCTTCACTGGTAAGTTCTAATAAATCTATTAAATCATCAGGACTTGCATTTATTAAATCTTGAACATCTTGAGGTGCTTGTCCTGATTCAATAAAATCAGAAGTATCATTTAAAGAATAAATAGTGTTTCCATTTGTCCAATCATTAGGTGCAGAATCTAAATAATTTAAAATACCATCATTATCAAAATCTGCTACATTAGTTGTTAATGTTTTTATAGTACTAGGTGTAAGTTCAATATCTCCTATTTGTAATGTATTACTTTCATTAATATTTTGATCATTTAATGAATCCACACCATATTGTTCAATATATTTGTTTTTTAATGCATTAGAAAATAATAAATCTAAATTACTATCTCCTTTTGCAATATCAATACCTAAATCATTTTTTGCAAAATTATCTAAAGATTCTGCAGTAATTTCAGCTAAAGTTTTATTATCTTTAAATCCTAATTTGTTAAAAAATTTATTGTCTTCAAGTAATTTATTTAAATCTCCTTGAGATAGATTATTACCTATTTCTTGTCCTAATATTTTTTCTAAACCAGCAGCTGTTAAACTTACATCTCCTGCTGTCATGTTTTCTATATCTATATTTTTATTTTGTAATACTCTTATAATATCTTCTTTTTTTCTTGGACCAAACACATCTCCAACTATATCTAACACATTTCCATATCCAAATATTTCTTTAGGAATACCTGGCACTACAGAATCAAATGCTTGATTAACTATTTGTTGACCAACTATATTACCTGCTATTTTATTTGCAGTAAATCCTATATTGTTAAAAACATTTTTAACAAATTGTAATGAACTTTGTATTTTTCCTTTAGGTGCTTCTATTTTTATATCATCAAAATTTGTTTCTAATATAGTTTGATTATCTCCTATTAAAGAACCTTTTAATCCGTTTTTTAAAGTTTCTCCTATTGTGCTTTTAAAATTTGGATCATCAAAAAGTAAATCTTCTGTAGGTGCTATTGTTCCATCTTTCTTTTTTAAAAAAGGAATGTTTTCTACTGTTAATCCAGTAGCATTTTCTAATAATCCTTTTGTCTGCACTTTACCTGTATCTGAATCTATTATAGGGTTTCCATTTTCATCTTTTACATCTACTCTAAAATATTTATCTATTATTTTTGCAGCAACTTGTGTAGGATTAGGAATATTTGGTAAATTAATATCTTTGCCTAATACAAATTTTACACCTTGTTCTACCATATTTATTAAAGCATTAGTAGTTACAACATCTTTGTACCACCCTACAGCTTTTCCAAAACCTAAACTTTTAGCTATTAAGGTTGCAGCAATTCCTTCTTTTGTAACTGCACCATCATCAGCTATTTCATCTATTTTATTTAAAATATTAGCTCTTTCTGCTTTATCTAATCCTTGAGCTTCAAGTTGTGATTCTCCTAAAAATTTATCAAAAGCAGTTGGATCAAATGAACCATCTCTTTTATTCGAAAACTCCCCATCATAACTATCATTAGCTATATAATTTTTCATAAAAGATATAGTAGTTGAACTAATATCTTCTAATTGTTTTCTTGTATTTTCTATTAGTTGATCAAAACCTTTTATTTCATCTCTATATTCTACTTCACGACTACGATACCTTCCAGAGTCTATTCTTTCTTGTAGTTTTTGTTTTTGATATTTATAATTATTTAAAGTTAAAATTAAAGGATTATAACTATTAATTATATTTTTTTTAATAAAATTTTTAGCTTCTTCATTTAGTTCTTTAGAATTAGAAGCTCTTAATGAAACAGTTTTACCTTCTTCATTTGTATAATTTATTGTTGATATTTGTGGATCTTGAAAAGTTTCAGAACCAAAATCTCCTAGTAAAGGTTCATCTCCAAAGGTTGAATCAAAACCTGTATCAGTTAATTCTTCTTGAAAAAATGTATCAGCATCAGGATTAGGTGTAACAGGATCTAAATCAGGCAAAGTATAAATCATGCCTGGATCTACATCAAATTGTAGTCCTGTGTCTCCAGTATTATAAGATTGATCTCCACTACCAGATTGTGTAGGATCTAATAGATTGCGAGTAACCATATTACCTTCCTATTGCTAAATAATATATATTATTTACTGCAGCATCTGTAGCTACTATTAATTCTGATGTACTAAATGTTTTTATTGTAGCAGCAGTTGCAGTTCCAGCTGTAGCATCTGTATCTTCTCCTACTACATAAGCTGTTAATGCTGTATTAGGAAAATCTGCACTTTCTGAAGAAAAATCTATTGTTGTTAAAGCACCACTTCTTGATACCTTTGAAAACTTTACAATTAAACCATTAGGTAATGTTACACTTTTTGTTGAAGCAGTTACAGAACTAGGTGTAAACATATTAGGAATCTCTGCTCTAACAAATGCAGTGGTGGCTACTCTTGTAGTATCATTTCCTGCAGTTTGAGTTGTTGCTGTTGGGTTTCCTGCTAATGATAAATTACTAGCTAATGATAATTGACCTGCATCTAATGCAAAACTAGAATCAATTGAACTTGTAGATAATCTTAAATTATCTGTTATGTTATTTAAAAGTGTATGAGTTACCTGATTACCACTTGCAAAATCGTTTTTTCCTGTAAAAAATGTCATGTTATTGTGTGCTTTCTATTGATTTAAATGTAAATCCTGCTGTTAATTTTAATATTCTTATTTGAAACCTATTTAAATCTGCAGATAATGTCATCTGCATTCCATAAGCTCTATGATTACCTATTCTACCACGAGTGGAAATACCCTCCTTTGCGGGTATACTTATTGTAGCTAGATTATTTACTGTTTTATCTGTATTTTCAAATTCTGCAGCTACATTTACAGAAGAACTATAATTACCAACTCCTTGTGATACAATTTCAAAAGCATTCCATTTTTTTCTATCTATTGAATTTAAATTAAATTGTCTTGTAGTTAAAGAACTTTTTATATCTTTAACAATAGCAGTTTGACTTGCACCAGAATAAATAATATCAGAATCTAATTCATTGTTTTTATACAATTCTATATATATAGAAGTTAATGTACCATTAGAACCTACAGAATATACACCTCTATATGCTCCTTCTCCTGCTACAATTAAATTAGTAATATCAAAATTAACATCATCTACTGTATCAACACTTTCCCAAGCTTTATTTAAAAAATTATATACTAAAATTGAATTAGGGTTTCCACTATAATCTGTTCCATCTGAAGGTGCAATAGGAACAGCTAAAAAATATCTATTGTTATAATAAACACCACAAGATTTATGCCAATTTGTTCTATCAATACTATTTATTGTTTGATCTATAGGCTTACTTAATGGTATTTCATTACCTCTTAAATTATATAAATCTATAAAAGAAGCACCATATACACCATTGTCAGATAAAAATAATACTTGATTACCTACTTGAACAACTGATTTTCTAGCAACTAAACCAACTTCATCTGTAATTAATGTAGTTGTTGTTCCTATAAAATTTAATGTATCTATATTTTCTACAAGTATAATACTTTTTCTATTAAAAACTAAAACACGATTACCAGTAAAAGAAAGAAAACCTACTAATCTATCATTACTACCTCCTTTAGGAGAAACAAAAGAACCAAATGGTGGATCATATTTATTAACATTAAAAGGATATGAAATTAAAAACTCATCATCTATATTTCTTGCAGTAAAAGTATCTGCAGATGCACCTACATCATTGAAAAAAGGAACTATTAATCTATCTTGATGTTGTATTGCAAATGGAGGAGCAGGCATATGTATAAAATCTGATTCAACAGAAACTCTACCTATAAGATCTATAGCTACTCCATTGTTTTCTCCAGAAGAACCAACATCATCTACTTCTGCTTTAAATTCAAATTGTGTATCACTTACTGCAGAAATTGTATATGTTTCTCCTTTAGTAAAACCATTTGCTGTAACCAATATAACTATTTCATCTCCAACAGATAAAGGATTATCAGTAGATGAATTTGCAATAACAACTGTACAAGTACCATTTGCTACACTCATATCATTAGTTGTACTTTTTAAAACAGGTTGTGAAAAAGAACCACTTTCAACTTTAGTAAATGCAGGAGTCCCACTAAAGCTACCATTCCATTCTAAAGTAGTTTGTCTATTATCTCTAAATAAATATACTTTATTAAATGCTTCAATCATTTCTGATGAATTATCTACAAGTTCTCCATCAGGATATGCTATATCACTAATTGCCATAGTACCAAGTTTTACAGCTACAGCTTTTGCATTACTAGCTAAAATAACATATTCTGTTCCATTATCAGCAGGATCTGTAAAATTACAAGATGATTTTATTTCTGTATTTTGTGCATCAGATAATATTGGTGCACCAATTTGAATAGTAGAATCACTAGGAGTACCACTAACATTACTTAATACAGTTATTTCTAATGCAGTTGGACTTGTTACATTTGCAACATAGTTACCTACAATAAAATTAGTAAGACCTGCAATATCTTCTACACTAATTAATGTATCATCTGAAATACCATGTGCACTTGAAAAACCTAAAGTTACTGTAGTGCTACTTCTACTTGCAGAATTAGAAGTTACATTTGCATATAGGGTAAAAGGTAATGTAAAAGCAGTATTTGTATCTATTGCAAATGGTTTATTAAAACTATAAAAACCTTTTCTTGTTTCTGCTACACCTTCTACATTGAATCTAAAGTTTTTTGAATCCGTAAAAAATCCTTGTTCTAAAGAATCAGGTCTAACTAAATTATTAAATCCTTTAAAATTACTATCTACTTGATCTTGATGTCTATCATCAATAGTTCCATATGATTCATATCTAGACATTTCATTACATTATAGATCTTGGAGTATTCTCTTCTAATCTTGGTTTTGCTAAATTAGGATTAGTATAAGTTATTTCAGAATCAGTTTTATCTTCTGGTGTATTCATTTTAGTATTAGACATATTAGAACCTTGCATATCTGATAATCCAATACCTGCAAATTTACCTAATACAGAATCAAAAGAAGTATCTAAATCTTTTATACCTTGTTGTAAGCTTGTTATATTATTCATAGCTTGTTGTAATTTATTTACATTACCAGTATTTTTTGCATCATTTGCTTGCTCCATTATTTCTGCAATTTGATTTTGCATTTTTTGTTCTATGCGAGCGTCACGAGTTAAATCAGGTCTTTCCATCATTGGAATACCACTATCTTTTGTCATTTGAGGTTTTTCTCTTACTTGTCTAGATCTATTTCTAGAAAGCATTTTTAATAATCTTTGTATACGAGGAGGTAATTTTTTCATTGTATTACCCATAGGACTTTGCATTTGATTTTCTTCTGCCATAACTTTATTATTATATCATATTTATCAATTAACATTTCCATCTACGAAGAGCTAATGCTTTTCTAGTTGGTCTACCTTTTTTATCTTTCATTGGTCCTTTAACTCCAGACATTCTAGCACAAAAAGATTTTTTACGAGCTTTATCTTTTTTAGTTTTAGGACTTGGTGCAGGAGGTTTTAAATTAGCACCTTCAGTTCTTTTAAAATATGCTCTTCCTGCGGCTGTTAAACCTCCTTTTGGACTTTTATGTTCTTTTCTCATGATGTTTTTACTTTTGCTCTAGGTGTATTTGCTACTACTGTTTTGCCCTTTTTTTGTCCAGCTTTTTTCTTTCTTGCTGTTTGAGCTCTTTCAGACTTTGATAAAGATTGTGCTTTGGATCTAGGTAAACATCTATCAGGTCTTTTTTTATTTTTTGATGTTCCACATTTTCCTTTGATACTTCCATCAGTTCCTATACGAACCCAATCTTGTTTGACCCATTGTTTTAATTGTCCCATTATTTCTTCTTTCTTTTTTCTTTAATTTGTCTACCAGCTTCTAATTCAATTCTAATAATTCCATGTGGTGTAGTGTTATACTGGGTTAATTTATCATAGGCTTTCTTAATTAGTTTAGGTCCATCTTTAATTAATTTACGCCCAACAAATGGTGCAGTCCTTGATATAAGTGGTATAAGTCCGTATGCCATTATTTCTTCTTTCTTTTCTTACCTTTAGCTCCCTTTGCATAGTTGGGATCTTTACAATACTTTGAAGCTGCCATATTAGCATATGCAGATGGATAAGTATCAAATGTCCTTCTTGCCCAAGCTTTACCTGCAGCACATATTTTTCCTCCTGATCTAGCTTTTGCCATATTTAATTAATTTTCTTAATGCTTTTGCTTGACCTGCATGAGCTTTACTAGCTTTATCTAGTTTTTTAGCTATAGCTAATATTTCTTTCTTCATTTTTTATTTTTTTTACGAAGAGTTTTAAAATCAGCACCTGTAATTTTATTACGAGGTGGTGCAACTCTTGCTAGTTTTTTTTGTTTAGCACTATATTTACTAAAAGACATTATTTTTTACCTTTCTTCATCATTTTCATCCCTTTAGCTTTTGCAGCTTTAGATGGTCTACCTCTCTTACTTCCATATGTTCCTTTTCCCATTGGCATAATTTATGTTCTCCTTATTAGTTTGTTAAGCGATACCATGCAGAGTGCAATGATACCTAAAAATATTGCTGTTGTAGATGGTTCAGGTATAGCTGGTATATATTCTACACTTAACCTATAATCTACTTCATCCCAAGTATATTGACTGCCATTATAAGACAATCCTTTAAATTCTTCATAAGCATATTTAGGAATAGAAGGTACATATAAAAATCCATAGCTTTCATTAAATTCATAAAAATTAGGAACATTAGTAAATGTAATGGTCTCGTATCTTTCTGGTGCTTCTAATGTCATTTCTTAAATATTGAAGTTATAATTGATGATATTTCTCTAAATGCTTTACTAAAAAAATTATTCTTTGGTAAAAACATAACTATTATTGATATTATACCAATATAGGCAAATGTCATACCTAGTATATTTTCTTTGTAGTTTTGTATTATGTATTCGATCATTTTATATATATGGTGATTGTACAGTTGCATCATCAGGAGTAGGGACTCTTTCTACTTCTTCATCTCCTCCAAATAATGATTCAAAAAATCCTTTTTTTTCTTCCTTGACTTCTTTTTTATCTTCTTCTTTATTTTCTTCTAATGGAATTTTCTTATCTTCTTCTTCTTTGTTTTCTTTTTCTTCTTGGTCTTTTTCTGATTTATCTTTCTCTGTAGATGACTTCTTTTCTTTTATCTCTTCCTTTTCTTTTGATTCTTTTTCTTTTGTTTCTTCTTTCTCTTCTTTTGATTCTTTCTTTTCGTTTTCATCAGAGGTGGAATCGTCTGAAGGAGATTGAACGCCGTCTGGTTTCTTATCATTCAAAGAAACTTTAACCTCTGCTTCTTCTACAAATTGTTGAGCTTCTACTATTTTTTCTTGTAATTTAGCTTGTCCCCAAGTGTTTAAGGTTTCAAAGTTAACAAAGGTATTAAATACCTCTGGTACTTCAAATCTTTCTTCTACAATATCATTAGCTATGTTTGCTACAAATACTTCTGTTTGGTTAACTGCTAACTCTGTTTGAGCTACAGTAGCTGTTGATATAGCCACTGTACCAGCAGTTCCTAGTTCAGAAACTTTTTGTACTACAGGTAACTCTTTGACTCTATCAACAAAAGATTTCTTTAACGCTTTACTAGCTTCACGAGCTTGTTGAATAGACTCTTGAGCTTGCTCTTTAATTTCTTCAGCATTACTTCTATCTTGTGACCCCAAGATTTGAGACAAAGAATCTCGTAGATCTTTGAGTTTTTGTCTTGCAGTCCTTTTATCCATTTACAATAAAAACATTTCATAATTATTTACTTACAGCTGCACTTCCAAAATAGAAGGATATTATAGAAATAACAGCAGTCTTGATTTCAGGTAATATTATATATCCGTGTAAAGTTTGGTAAGTTGTACCTGTAAACAAACCAAACCATTTACTATAGTTACTTGCTACTGTGACTCCCTCTTCACTGTGAGCTAATATAAATGGTGCTATAATTACACCAAATAAAACTGTTAATACAATTATTCTTCTTGTCCAAGCACCAAAGGAATCTACCCTAGCTGCCGCTTTGTCAGCACTTTCATCCATAGCTTGTTGCTTTTTTATAAGACCTTCAGTAACTGCTGCTTGATTAGCTACCATTGTACCAATTAATTTAAAGATGAATCCAGAGAATCCACCACCAAGCATTGCTAATAATTCTGTACTCATTTTTTAATTTCTTTTAGTAATTTAACAATTGATAGCACTAAAAATAATAAAGTAGCAAACCCAACTATTGTACTAATTATAGTATTAATACCTTGTAGTCCTATACAGGCAAAGAATCCTGCACTACTAATTGCTCCCTTTGTTATTATCTCTTCCATTATTATGCAAATGTTACATTTGTTACTATTTGTGCTTCTTCTGCATCTGTTAGTGTACCATATTCATCAACCCTTAATGCCCATTTATTATTTGTAGTAAGATCAGGTTTAGTGTGGTAACGACTACCTGAAAGGTCTCCTCTGTGATAACAATAGTTTCTACTAGCTCCCTCTTCATCTGCTTTAGTAAGAGCTTCTGCTTCTGTATTATATATGATCCACTTTGACATTATACATCTATTCCCATTGGTTGTGCTAATTCTTTTTCTATAGCAACAAAATCGTCACTATGATCTCCATCAAAAAATACTAAAGTTTCTAAAAGTAATCTATTTTGTAAATTAGCATCATCTCCTGGGAATCTAAATATTCCCCCTACATTATCTGTATCATCATATGTACTTCTTGCTGATGATTGCAATTGTGTAGAATTTCTTCTTAATAAAGCATTACCTGAAGCAGCAGCAGAAAATAAACTTATTACCTGGTCTACATCTCCATCAATAGTTACCCCTGCTGGATTATCTGATCCATTATAAGTTTGTCTTACAAGAGCATTTTTCATTTCTAATCTAGGTCCACCACCAGAACTTGTAGAATTATCTCCCCAAATATAACCTGCTGCACTTCTTTTTGAGTTTGCTATTTGGAAACAAGTAAATGGTTGTGGAATAGCATTAGCATCATTTGTAGAATCAAATTCTCTTCTTTGATTAGTTGGTCTCCTTGCCCCAGCTAAACAAGGATTGCCATTATCAAGTCTTACTTGACCTCCATTTAAAACTATTTCAGGTTGGTTTGAAGCTGTATTTTGACTTAAATCAACTCCATTGCCACTTTGGTCATACCAATATCTTACAAATCCATTTCTACTTGTTGTATGAGCTTTAAAATGAGATATAGTAAATCCTGCATTATTATCACTTACAAAAGATATAAAAGCTGAAGTTGCATTAGCAGTTAATGCTACTGAATTAAATCCTATTTTTAAACTAGTTTCGGCAGTAACAGCTGGATTTCCAGATATTGCAGAGGATTGTCCAATAGTTCCATTGACTGTACTTTGTCTTAATGATAAACCACCATCAGGAACTGTTCCACTTAACATAAAAGAAACATACACAACTGTAGAGCTAGATACTGTTGATGCTAGTTCAATACCAAAAAAACCATCTGTAGAACTTGCATTAATAGCAGTAAATCCATCTTTACCATTAGCAGTAAAACTAGATACTGAACCTGCACTTGTAAAATTAGCACCAAGAAAAGCATCATAATCTAATCCTGCTTGTACAAATTCTTCTAGTGCTCCACTTTGAACTTGGTTAGCAGTAAAATCAACTTCATCATCATTACTATCTCTACGAACTTTTACAACTCTACCATTCATAGCACCTATATCTCTTAATGACCAAGCATCAGAAGCTCCACCAAATCTACGAGCTATACCTAAATCTGTGTATGCATCAGCATAGCCGTGCTTAATATCCCAAGCACCACCTAGATTACCTTTAAGGACATCTTGTCCTGAACCTAGCATTTCTGATGACATAATTAGGTAGTAAATTCAGATGCATGAATAACTGCATCAGTAGTTGTATCTTCTATGAATTTTGCAACTTCTGCTGTTTTTCTTGCCCAAGTATATGATCTACCTGCAAAAAGAATATGACCATTTGTTGAAGTTGGTGCAGATCCATCATAAGTTACTCTAACATCTGCTACTTGTACATCTAGTACAATATATTTAGTTAGTGAATTAAATGCACCACCATCTGTTAATTGTACAACTGAATTACCAACTGCTAATGCTTGGTCTGTTGCTCCTGGTGTAGGTACTGGATATAAGTTAGTTATATGTGAGTTCATTATAGTTTATCTAGATTGATTATTTATGTAAGTTGAAAATCTTTTTTTCAAAGTATTTATGTTGAATATTATATCACTTCTTTCAAGTTGTAGATTTAATGCTTCTTCTGCATTTTGTTCTTCAACTAAAGCTTTTTGTGTTTGCCCATCCATTCTTAAAAAATCTGCATATGCACTATGTGCTATATATTGAAAAAACTCTTCAGGAACTTCTTCTGTACTTGTTCCAAAATCTGAAGAAGTAGTAAATTTTACAAATTTTTTCTTATAAGTTACATGGAAGTCATCAGTATTTTTTACATTTAATACATTAGCACCATTAAAATCTACAAAAAAATCATACTCTAAAGATGAGTCATTTAAAAATGATTGATTTCTATGAATACGAATAAAGTCATTAATTATATTTGTGTTTCCTATAGCCAAGCTATTATCAAATATAGGAAAATCTAAACTTTCATAAAGAAGAGTAGAAACATCTGTTACTATTAAATTTATTTTACTTGTGCTACCAGCAAGCCCAGTGCCTTTCCAAAGCTTTACACCTGATGGTTTATCATAATCATCTACATCTGTTGAGTCTTGTCTATATGCAGAATCAGGAATAGCTGTAGTAAATGTAGTAATACCTGTGATAGGTGTATATGTAAATCCAGTATCATTAATACCAAGACTCCATAAATTAGAACTATTTTTAAACAAAACATATGACTTGTTGTCTGATTTTACAAAAACATCAGCATCAGCATAGGTTGAATTTACAGCATTAGATGATTCACCATTCTTAATGTAATATCCATCATAAGATTCACTATCAGCACCCTCAACTTTTATTACTGCTAATTTTCTTTGTTCTGAAGGCACTACATATCTTGCCCAAATATTTGTTTTATTAAAAGCAGTAAAAAATCTACGATTTATAAATCTAGATATATCTGCAGATTCTTCAGTAGTAAAACTATTAACCCCTGCTAAAGATTGAATTAGATTAAATAAATCTCCATATGTTCTATTTTGCATTATGCTCTATTAGGACTTAAATCCTTAAATTTTTTGTTATAATATTTTATAAATTCTTTTGAATGAACTGTTTCGTGTCCATACTTTTTTGTAAGTCTAAAAAAATCACGAGCAGGTATAGTTGCTACACATTTTCCTAATGTAGGATGAGTTTTACCTCTTTGTACCTTTGCTTCTTTTCTTGCTTGGTTTACTCGTAAATGCTCTGTTTCTCTTTCAAGGTTAAAACCATTAGCGATTTCTTTCATGAACTCTCTATTGATTTCTCCATCAGAGTATCTTGGTAATTTTGTAATTATATTTGGCATAATAAAAAGGCAGGGGGCTTTCGCCCCCTAAACCGATTTGATTAGTTAAGGTCGCAGATCTCGAACTTGAATTTGACTTCACCAGCAGTTAACTCATTTAATGAGTAATCAGTTCCTGTACTTACATCAGGGGTGAATTTGATGTCGATAGTATCAGCAGCTGTATATACTTTACCATTTTCATTATCAAGTAATGCACCATTATTGGCAACATATGTGATTGTTGTTTGGTCAGTATGTAAGTTAGCACTTGTGATGTATCCATTAGGATCATCTCCATCTCCTACTTCTACATTTAACTCATCTCCACCTCCAGAATCATTAAAAGCAGTTACTAATTTAGCCGAAGCTTTAGTAACTAATGATCCTGCAGGAATAACATAAGTAAATGTTTTAGTTGCATCATCTGCAAGAGTTCCAGCATTTGCTACAGAGAAATCTTCAAATGTAATTGTTAATTCATCTGTAAAACCTTGTGGGTTTTCGTTTATAGTTAATTTTCCCATAATATTTTTTCCTTTCTATAAGTTATATATTAGTCAACGATTTTTCCGTGAGCTGCAGGATGATATACTCCTAGAGTCAAAGAACAATCAACGAAACCTCTTTCTCCACCACCAAGATTTGGTAGACGAGTTGAGCCCATAGGTATTAATTCGTGAATACCAACATAATCAGGATTAATAATATATCCGTCAGTATGTGTAGTTGCACCACTTGCTACTGTAGCAGGTGCTGTATCAGGATTCATATTTACAACAGAAACCATTCCATGATCTGATTGATATACTTCAACAGATAATGTTATTGTAGCATTTGTTGCATCAGTATTAACATTTCTTACACCTGAACTACTATTAGCTGAAGTTTGGTCAGGACCAAATCTAGCAAAGTCAGATATTTTCCTTCTTAAAGCAGTATCTACTACTAATAACATATTAGTAGATTCTCCTGTTTGACGGAATATTTCTGATAATTGTGTGTTAAGAATTGTTTCTGTATAAACAGAACCTGCATTTGAATTATTTAAGGTAGGTGTTCTATAGTCAGCAGGAATATCAGAAGGTGCACCTGTAATAGTTGTACCATCTGCTAAAAATTTTCCTAATCCTCTTAAACCATAGTTTGTTCCTGCTCCATCTTCAACTGATCTATCTTCGTTACTTAAAATACGAGCTTCAATATCTCTTTTAAGTTCACGAACTGCTTTAGATTCAGCTTGAGCAACTTTTGCAGGTCCAACAGAATCTACAGCTTCCTGTAAATCTGAAACCATATAGTCTCTTCTGAATTTTTGAATATAGTTACCTAGTCTTGCACGACCACTAAATTTGTCAGTGAAACTTGTAACATCAGCACCTTCAGCTACACCTGTAATAGATGGAGAAGATAACTTGTCTACTGTCCACTCAACAAATGTAGCACTAGCTTTCTGCTTTGAAGCAGACGAAAGAACTGGAGTTTCTTCAGGAGCAAGGATGGTCAACACATCTGTTAAGTCCTCACGATTAGAAACTGCACTTCCTTGATTAGTTGTATCGAATGTATTTGAAAACGACATAATATTTTACTTTCTAATTAAGTTTTGTTTTGCATTTGTAATGTTCGGAGAGTTATGAAATCATTTTTGTTGCCTGATTTTTTGAAACGAGTAGCTAGATCATCAATCTGTTTAGATGAATTACTTTGTTTTTTTTCTGGAGTAGCAGCAGTTGTACTTGCAGTTCTAGGTGGATTTAATTTTACACCTTTTCCTGTATCAGCAATAGGTACTCTATTGTTGTTATACAAACTATTAGCAGCATGAGCTACCAAGTAAGGGAGTTGTGCTCCTAATTCTGGATGTTTTTGATTTACCTCTACAAGTCTACGATCAGTAACCATAGCTTGGTATTTAGTAAACATCTCATGTTTAGGATCATTCATCCAATCTAACTCTTTTTTTGCACGAGCTTCAAAAGCTGTTTTTGCTTGTACTGCTTCGTGTTTTTTACGAAGAGTATGCATTTGTGCAGGAATATATTTTCTTAACATATTCTGTGAGTTCTTTAGACTTTTTCTTACATCTGCTTTTGTAACTTCTTTACCACTAATTGTTGATATTATATCATCTGGTCCATAACCATCTCCTTTTTCAAATAATAAATCCTCTGCCCAATCCAAAACCTCTTGAGCTGATTTAGCTTCTTCTTGTAATTTTTTGGGATCAGTTATATTTGATAATGGATTGTTTTTAACAACAGGTACATTTCTATCTCTTTTAGTTTGTAAATCTGTTATTTGTTTTTCCATTGATACAATACGCTCTTCTGCAGCCTTTCGTCTTGCTGTTAGTTCACCAAAACGAGCTACTGCACGACTTCCAAGCTTATCAGAAATATCTTTAAGCTCTTGGTCAGACATAGTGTCCAGATCAAACTGTGAAAGAACATCTTCAGTATTAGAATCTTCAACTTCAGTTTTAGTAGCACTCTCTTTTACTACTTCTTCTGTTGTATTTGATTCCTCTACACTCTCATTAGAAATTTCTTCTTCTGTAGGTTTAGATTGTTCTACAGGTTTAGATTTTTCTATTCTCCTCTGAATAAATTCAGAAGGGCTCATATTACCGACTAGGTTCGCTGTATTTTGTGAATCTGCTTCAGCGTCTGCAGATTTGATTTCATTTGTCATAATATTGTCCACACATTTACGCCTGTGAGTTTGCGAATAAATTCATTATACAATACTATACAAGTTAACTAATGTACTCCTTATGAATGTCTCTTAACTTATCCCAATTAGACATTTGTAGTATTTGATCATAGGTAATTATTCTACCAGATATTTGTTGAATACTATCAGAGCTAGCATTGTGCAATTCACTAATTGCTTCTTCTCTTAATAAGTGAATTGTTTTTATAAAAACAGCAAAGTGTTGATGATTTTGTAAAAATTTTAAAGCTTCTTCTAAAGATAAATTCATTTATTACATACCTTGTGTTTGAACATTACCCATTTCTGCAGGTTGTGTTCCTATTCTACCTATCTGTGCATTTTGTGCTTGTTGTTGCATGAAGGTATATTGACCAATATATTTTTCAAGTCTAGCTTTAAATGCTTCATCTGACTGTAATCTATTTGCAATATCAGGTTGTTGGGTATATTCTTGAATTATTTGTAAAGCAGCTTGACCACCATTTGGTCTAGCAGGCATTTCAATTCCTGCATATATTTTAGATAAATCATCTGTAATTTTTTCTAATACTTCTTGTTGAGCTACTTCTACAGGTTGTAAAATATTATCTGCTAATACAGGGTCAATAGAATTTGCAATAGTTTCTAATAAAGCATCTATGTTTATTTGACCACTTCTATCTAAAGAAGTAAGAGATACTAAAGCATTTAATTTTTTCTCTTGGCTTTCTTGATCTGCATTTAATGCATCATAGTTTATGATAATATCAAAATCTTCATCTGCTCTACCTTTAGAAAATTCTATTGGATTAGGATTACCTGTGACTTTAAAAAATATTTGATCTGGTCCAAATCTTTGAAAGCATTTGAAAGCCATTTTTAATACATCTGCTGTATGTCTTAAAAACTTATCAATTAAAAATTGTCTCCTTATAGGTGCTAGAGGGTTTTCTATATCTAATCCTACTAATGAATCTGCTTGAGATTCTAATGTTCTTTCTATTTCAATAGATCCTCCTGGAGAAGGTGGTGTTGGACCAAAATCTAAATCTCCTTTTCTTCTATATGGTATAAATCTACCTGGTCCATAATCTGTAGGTGCTTGTCCAACAGGGTGCATTATTGGTGGTAATGTAGCTAAACTATTTCTATCTATGCGAGAATCTCTTTCTACTTTTATTTGATTTTGTATACCTCTTAATAAATCAGGTATAGTCATTGTATCATAAAGTCTTTTTGAATCCTCTGATAGTTTTGTTACAACTACAGGATAATCTTCATAACCATTAAGAAGTTCAAACTTTGCATAGGATTTTACTCTTTGTTTACCACTAAAATTTTTATGAAATACTGTGCAATAAATACCTTCAGAATTATCTTCTTTATCAATTAATCTTTGATAACCATATACAATTTCTATTAAATCATCTGCATCATATGTATCATCACTAATTGTATTACTTCTTCTACCTTCTTGTTCTCTTTCTATAGAATTAATATTTACTCCTTTATAATTCTTAATAATGTAATCAACAAATCCTTCATCCCAATTTTCTGTATATACTTTATTTTGTAATTCTTGAGCTGTATAGTATGTTCTCCAAAAACAATAAGGTGCTCTTTGTGGATCTGTTACATAGCTAGGAAAGAAAAAATCTCCATCAGGTGCAAGTGTTTTTAATTCAGGTGCATCTATTTGTCTACGAACAATAGGTAATTCTGCAAATCCATTTTCTCTTAATTCTTTTAATGCAGTCTTTGCTCTTTTAGGAGTTACTCCAGGAAATGTTTGCATTAATAATAATTCAATATTTTCTGTTTGTTCTTCATTAGCAATAATGTTTGCAACTTCTGGTGCTATGCTTGAAATTTGATCTAAATCTAATTTTTGTAAAAACTTTCTATCTTCTCTATGCCAACCTATATATGTAAGTAATAAACCTCTTTCTAATAAATAGTTTGCACCTAGTTCCATTTCTTTAAAGAATCTAGGTATATACCCTGAACTAATCATCCATTTTAAAAAACCAGATACTAATTTACTTCTAGGTATATCATTAACTTCAACAGGAAATGCTTTTACATTTGCACGATTTAGACTAGACATAAATAAAGAAACCAGTCTAGTTATTCTTTCATCTATAACATGGGATTCCATATCAGATGCACCTTCCCAAGGAAATGCATCAGATCCATGCTTCCTATGATCTCTAGATTTACCTGCCCACCAATTTCTTCTATCATCATAAGAACTTCTACATAAATCAAAATAGGGTTCTAAATCTGTAATAGTTTGGTAGTAAGAATAGATTAAAGTTTTAACATCTGGTTCTTTACTTAAATAAGTAAGAGATTTTGAAATTTCTGGATTTTCCATTACCGAAAATTATATCACATCAATCAACTTCTGGTGGTTTAATATATCTATATCTAGTTTCTATACTAGAATTGTCTGCTTCTATATATACATACTTACCAACCATCTCTTTATTTATATATTTAAAAGGTAATTTTACAGGGACTTTTTTAGTCATTTCTTTTATATATACATAGACAAAAGTTTTATTAGGACACCTACCTGTAACCTTACCTCTGTATATTTGTGGTATAGGTACAAAATTATCTAATAAATCTTGTCCTATTTCATTTATCCAAGTATTTTTACCTACACCTGTTACCATCTCTTCTTCAAGATGATTTACTACTAAATCATTAGCTTCTTCAAAAGAAATACCTAAATCATTTGCTATCTCTGTTAATCTTCTTTTTGCCATTAATATCCTCCCTTATTTTTCTTTGTAACTTCTAATTTTCTTTTGTCAACAAAATCTGGTCCTTCTCCTGCATTATGCATCCTTAAATATCTTAATGCATCAAAAAAGTCTTTTAATGGCTCATCCATTTTTTTATTAGAATTATAATTTATTATACTATCTATTAGATTTCCACAATCTCTATGAATATAACATATAGGTTGATTTACTTTATCTATTTTTACTTTAGGATTATAATTAAACCAATCATCTAGAGCAGATATTCCTATATCTTCTGTTCTACCATCACTAGGTAAGAAATGCATACCAAAATCATCAAATGAATGAAACAAATCTTCATTGTTTTCATTTTCTCTAGCAAAATACCTTGAGTCTCCTATCCTCTCATAGACCCTAATACCTAATTCTTTTTCTATTTCTTTAAATAATTTAGTATATCCCTCAACATTGTAACCGATTTTTTTCGCTGCAGATCCGTATCTCCATTTAGGATCACCAAATATTGCCCACTCTCCATAAGTATCTCTATCAGGAAACTCTTTTCTAATAAAAATTTCTCCTTTTGCATTAACTGCAGCCCATAAAGCAACATAGTTTCTAGCTCCTGCGGGGTCAACCACTTGATAACAAGTAAACTCTTGGAGATTCCGTATATCAGGGAAGGCTCTTCCATATTTGTTTGGTTTTTCAGATAAAACATTTACTTCTGTATTAAATAATGGTAATAAACTTGTCATTGATTTTACAGGTATTCCATATGCACGAACCATAATTTCATCCTCTGGTCTACCTCTTAAATCTTTAGCTATTCTATCATATCCACCAAAAGGATTTTCGTCTGAATGTAAATAGCAAACAATAGCATCTCTATTAGGACTATATTGTAATATAGGCACTTCTTTATTATTTAATAACTTTGCAGGTTTAGTCATTATTATTTGTGCATTTTTCAAATACTCTGCTATAAATGGGGTATATCCATCTATAGGTGTAAACCCTACAAGCAATTTTGAGTTCCTAGTAGCTAATCTAAATCTTAATGTATTTACCAAGGTAGCGTCTCCAAGATATTCATCTAACCAAGCTCCTATATTATTATCTCCTTGAGTCTTAAATCCAAACTCAAAGCCCTCAAGTATTGTCTGATTGTTACTAAATTGTGTATAAGTCTTAAAATCTACACGAGTTTTAGTATCAGGAAATATAAATGATTGCCCAGTAAAACCATTTTGCATAGAGTAATTTATATAACCCACTGTGCTTTTTGTCTTTCGCCTAAACTCCTTGGGCATCATCTCCCACATAGCTTTTTGTTGTATTTTAATACTTGTATCTATGTTTTGACTAAAGCATACAATATGACCCTCTTGGTTTTCTACTACTGCTTGCATTATTAATTTAGCACAACCTGTAGTTTTACCACTACGATTACCTCCTAAAACCAAGCACTCATTAGATTTTTTTAAGCCTGCACCTATTCTTTCCCAGGAATCTAAATCAAAACCATACCTTAATGGATCTTCTTCTGATGCCTTAATTCTACCCTCATGAGCATTATACAAATCTATTAACAATTTTTTATCTTTTAAACCAAGCTTTAATATATCTTCATCACTAGGTGTAGACAACATTGGGTGAGGTGTAAATACTAACTCACTCATTCTTCTTCTTCTTCTTCCTCTTCCTCTTCTTCATTTATGTTATCCTTATTCATTTCTGCAATAGCTTCACTACATAGCATTTTACCCTCATAATAACTACTACTATAGTAATTTAAGATACCATCAGAATCTAATACAACTAATGAATACGAATGAAAAAACTCACCTATTATCCCTAATGCCCTTTGAAGAGCTTCTTGTTCTATGTCAGGATCTTCTTCTGGGAATTTTGTGTTACTCATCTTCTACTTCTGCATCTATTTCTATTAGTCTTTCTTGTGCTGCTCGCATAGTATCTTCATAATCTTCTTGGGTAACTATGTTCCTTGTTTCAGTTATTGAACTAGCTTCTCCACGAGCTGTCAAGGCTTGTCTTGCAGAATTACTCTTTGCTATACTAATCTCCTTAATGTCTTTAGGTGTAGGAGAATACTCGCCACTTTGTATCTTTTCTCTTACATTTTGTATAATATCCTCTTCAAGGCTTTCTAGATTTACATAACTTCTACCTGCAAGCTTTGCACCTAGTTCCCTAAATTGATCTTTGTAATCTGCGTAATCTACAAGTGTATTTATAATTGTAGGTCTATCAAAGTTATACTTTCTTATCATAGATGTTTGAGATATACCTATAGAAAATAAATACAATATCTCTGCTACCTTTGCAGGGTTCATCCGAGATAAACTCTTTACCTTTTGCAACTCTTTATCTTTTGCAATCTCTTTAATTGCTTCTTGTATATGACTTTCTAACTCTTGTTTTTCTTTCATACCCTTTGTTAATTTTGTCCTATGGATGAGACAATAATGCTAAACCTATACCATACAAGTACCATACATATATATA